CCCGAACCTCTGAGATATGGCCCTTTTGGGTTGATATTTGGCAGGACCGGCCAGGCGAAGGGACCCCACCGCATACTGGGGTTAACGATGGATGGGCCTAGGATACTAGGCTTCGCCAACAGCATGTTTCCTAGATGGAGACTTGTGTTCGGACAAGGAGTGTCAGAAAATTCGTTCCTGATACCAGCGGCTGGCAGACTGGCTTATGCAATGAGCAAGATACCTGACTACAAGCACGCTGGGTTACCTGGAAATCCACTCAATCCGGATGACAAAATCAGATACATGCGTAGGCGCGGCTGTAAAATCTGGGCCGATGATGTGAGCGGCTTCGATCTTAATATTCACCCACGTGTAAGAGACATGGTACTGAACGCTCTTATCGACTCGGGTTGGTTGAAGGAGTATGAAGCCGACCTTCTAAGGCAAATCAACAGTGGTGCACTGCTTGGTCCACCCATTAGAGACGGTGACGTTTGTGCAATATGGAGTATTCTTCAAGGCCTGACGTCAGGCAGACTCACGACCAAGGAGGAGGGCAACTTGGTCAACACGACCGCCGCTACGTTTGTGCTCGGAGAGTCTTCCTACTGGAAGGGTTCCCGCAGCAAAATCGGTGCAGTGGAAGCTATGCGACACGTTAACATGGCATGGGACGACCCGCGCAAGAGGATCTTCCTCATGCAGTCTAGCGATGACACTCTCTGGGGTCTGATCGATGTCGTTGTCGACGAGGAAGCCTACTCCGAGGCCGGACTCCTCATCGGTACCGAGAGGAAACTTGAAGCGGGCGCGATCTTTCTCCGCGTCATGTACGGTTCAAGCACTGTACACTCAGGTCCACATCGTATGATGTGGTCTGGGGTTCAAGGGTCACTAGGGCCTGAGAATAAGGATCCTATGCACCTACCCTCTGGATCACCAGCTGATGTTGCCTTCGCCATCATGCGATGGGCATCTCGACTGGCAGGTCTAAGAGGGTCAAAGCACCTGGGATTCAAGATGCATCCGGCATGGCCTGAAGCATCTAAACTCCTCAGGAAGAAGCATTTGTGGCCCTCGAATGCAACTCTCGACAAGTTACCAGACGCTGAGAGGATAATCGCCCTCACTGCCTCTGGTTATGCCAAGTCCCAGCGGCTGTCTGAAGTCGACACTGGAGTTCTACTCGGCATGGAATCGCAAGGCATTATCACACCAGAGGTTGTTGATGCTCTAAGAGACTCGAGATCGCTAAATGCCGCCCAGGCACTTCGAAACTTAACAAGGAAGCAGGCGATCAGCATCCTTGAAGATCCATATAAGTACTACCAGCTAGCCACACGCAGAGAGGAGGCGATGTGAAAACGACGGAGATACTAGATAAACGAAGTGAAGAACCCGATATTGAAGCAGTTGCTTCAGAAGCACGGGAGCTGATCCTCG